CATAAAACCTCCTTTTAAACATTTGTTGCCAAGGTATTTCCTGCAAAATCGTAATAAATAAATTTCCCATTTCCGAGATCACCTTCTCTATAGACGGGAATACTATTAAGAACTCCAATTAACTGGCCGTCTGCATGGGTTAGAGCTTCCTGTGCGGAATCAAAAGTAATCGTTCCTCTTAATCTGCCGCTCGGGAAAGTTCCATTCCATTCCAAGTTCCTTCTAAAAGCGTGAATGATTTCCAAATCTGATCTTAACATCTTTCTCCTCCTATTTTTTGGTTAACTGGATTTTCATCTGCTGTAAAGCAGAATATTCTTCAACGGCTGCTTTATGACCTGGGTTAGAAATATCATTCAATGGATGTTTGGGATCATTAAACATTGCCATGATTTTTTTATCAATATCTCCAAGAGTGCTAACGTTTAATCTCTCCCCTTCAACCAATGCTTCTTCTAACATGGGATCGCCAATTTGAGAAAAAACTTTTACAATCTTCGCCCCAGTTTCAGGAGGAAGAGAACTGATAAAATTATCCCCATCTTCTCCAAAGTATTTAAATATGGCTCGTCTTGATGCTTCCATTCTGCGAGAATAGAGCCCTCCCCATTCCTTCTTCATGGCGGACTTTATTTCCTCAAATTTGGCGTCATCAGCGGCTTCCGCTTCTGCCTGAAAATTAAGATACCAATCAAAAAGGCCCTGAGCATAGCTTGGCTGAATCCCCATCTTGTGAATGGCACTTCGGAAGGATTTTAGCAATCCATCATTTACCACAAAGTCATCGCCGTGAATATCTTTTACGGGCATTTTTATTTCATACTTATCCGGAGATTCGGGAATATTCTCCATAATCCCTGCTCCCCTGAGTTTTGTCATAATTTCATCAACAGATTTTTTTCTTTCTTCAGGAGTAGCTCCTTCTTTGGGAAGTCTTAAGCTTCCACCTATCATTTTCTGTGCATCGACAAAAGTCTTTCCAAGACCATGAAAGTCTTTTATTGGCTCAAAGGATTTATCTTTACCAACTTCGCCAAGGCTTTCTTTAAATCCCGAAAAATGCTCGGCACCACCCTTAGACCAATCTATTGATGGTTTTGAAATATTTCTTTGGAATACAGATCCAGCGGTATCTCCCGCTCGACTCCCTGTAATTTCATCTGGCATAAATTATTCTCCTTTCTATTCCTCTTTTTCTTCTTCTTCTATTATCTCTTGTTTGCCTCTATCTAAAGTAGTTTCTATTTCAAGAATTACACTTCTTTGCCCACAACGAAATGCGGTATGATATGAATCTCCTCTTTCATAAGTATCATCACAAAAAAGAGATTTTAAATGTTCCAATACCCATCTTCCGTCATCTGTATTAAAAACATTTAAATATCTTTGAATGCCAATTATCTGAGCATGTGTTAATTTAATTGGCTCTTTCATGCTTCACCCTCTGCCCCTGCCGTTCTTGCCATGATTTAAGAAGAGGAGTAACCTGTCCAATCCCTGTTGCCAATCTCTCCATGTCCATCTTTTGTTGCTCTGCTGCCTGTGCCTTGGCCCTTTGTTCTCTGAGGGCAATAACTTCCTCATCTGAGCGTAAAACCTTAGATGGAACGCCAAGGGCTTCCGCTTCCAATTCAACGGCCTTATCGTCATCAATCTTATCCAGAATTTTAGGATTAACGGCTGAGATTGGAGCAACAAAAGCATAGAGTTTCTGGATTGCCGTGGCATCATTTACCCTCTGTGATCTTGCAAGGGGTCCTTCATATTCAATGTCAATTTCCTTAACACCCATCCTTCTAAGAATTTGCGGAACAGGCGGCAGGGCATGCGCTCTAAAAAGTATTCCAAATTCTCTTTCAACTAATTTTTTCAGAAGCTCAACCTCTATCCTTCCCAGCCCGGGGCCAAGCAATCTCTGCATGAGATTGTATCTGATCACCACCTCCATTTCTCTCATGTCTGATTTTTCAGGCAGATTTAATTGATCGAAGTAAAACATCTGCCTTACGCTTGTAACAAGGCTCTCCTGTTTGATTTGTGTAACATCATATCGGGTATGTCTATCAAGTGTCCAAATAGATTCCTTGTCTTTTGCAACATTTCTCCCGCCTGCATAGAGTTTAAGATTTCCAATTATCCCTTTATCTTTTTCAAAAGTTGCAGGATCAATATCTTTTGCCCACGCTTTCATGTCTAATTCTTTTGCCTTATTTAGTGTTCGAGTATCCGGCAATGCAACGTGACCTTGTCCTCTCCCATAATCTTCTCCTGATATTTTTCTTAATCTGGGAACGATAAATGGAAGCTCATAATATCCTTTCTCGGAAACATAAGCCATTTCGTCCAAATTAATGTAATGTGAAATAAATGGTTTGCCCCCATTCTCATTGGGAAAAGTGCAATGTAAAAAACTAAATTTTTTATCCGGTTCTTTTTCGGCTGAATCCAGAATCTTTTTAGGAGTCTCTTTGCCCCATTCGTCTCTCGCTGCTATTGCTGATTTTTCAAATTCATGGAAAACGGTATTTACAAATCCCTGATGATCTTCAGCCGTACAATATTCCGAATTTGCGAGTGTCTTATAATAGAAACCATTAAAACCCATATGTGCGATCGGGTTTTCATTCAAGAACATACAACCCTGACCAAAAGCTGATAGATCGGTATAGAGCTCCGGAACTTCCGCATAGAAATTTGATCTCTTGCGATGATAGTGAAGAAGTTGTGAACATGTCTCCAGCCAATCCATTACTTCCTTGATACGATTAAGTCTATCGTCTGCAAGCTTTAAATAGGCCCAAATTATCGAGGAGGGCGTAATTGTTCCACACATTGAAAAAGCAAGATTCTCATTTGAGAATATTGCGGAGGAGTCGAAAAGATTTTTTGTAAGTTTAGCACCGGGGGTAGGTTTATATCCTATACCAACCCTTCCAGGAAGGATATATGTAGCTATCTCTTCCCATAAGGGTTCATATTGTTGCCTTATCATTTTTAGTTGCTCATTTCTCTTAATTAAGAAATCTGTTTCTTCTTTTGTAAGAGGCATTTTTTATGCTCCGAATATTGATCTTCTTCTGACCGGTGCAGTAGAAAGTAGACCCCCCTCTTCTTCTGAAAGAAGTGACCTTCTTCTGCGCCTACTTCTTGTTCCCTGAGATTCTCTTTGTCCTGGTCTATTTTCAGTTATTCCTCCGAATTCGGTTGCCTCACCTTCTATTGCCTCTGATGGTCTAAAAATTTCACCCGTTGGATTTATCCCAATATCTCCACTGGTTTCTTGTGCCGGTAGCGATGGCGCCGCTAGAAGACCTGTCCCTGGAGTAACATTTGCCATGCCACCGCTTTCACCTATCATTGCTTCTATAACACTGGGATACCCCATTGCCTTTGCCGCTTCTGCCTGATTAGCCGGAGTAATCGTGCCAAGTGGACCACTAGTGTTCCCAAATGCACCTCCACCGGCTCCCGCTCCGCCGTCTCCCATTTTATTCTCCTTCTTTTTTTTAATTTTCTTGGGGGATTTTTTAACTTTTTTCATTTAGTCAACCCCCTTAATAGTCCCTTTATTCTTGCTTGCCCAGAAAACCCTTTTCCCCTTTTTCTTTCCATATTGGGCCTTCATGGATTCCATGATTTTCTTACCCTTCTTCGTCATCGGCATATCAAAACCTCCTATAAATAGCTCCTACTCTCTTTCTTTCCGTAATCATCCGCAAAGACATCAAAGTCTAACTCTGAAGTCCTCGTTTCCTCCTGTATCTTCGTATATTTTATTCCGGTAAGGGTCATTCGATAAAGATTCTCACAAAAGTGATCGTTCTCGTCCTTCGGCTCTTGATTCTCATCATAATTCCAACGCTGGATCTCCCAGATAATGCCTTCATCTTTAATTTTATTGCAAAGAGATCGGAAGAAAAAGAGAATGGGCATCTTATTCGGTCCCATCAACATTTTCTCAACATTAAGAATACCGGAAGCTTTATCTTTTGAAGCAACAATTAAATCGATCCCATGTTCGGAAAGTCTATCCTTGATGATACTGAATGAATCCGGGACATCTCCAAATCTATTTTTTACATAACCTGCATCTCCTTTAGAAAAAGGATCAATAAAAACTTCATCCATTCTCCAGGCATTAGATGATTTAGATCTGATAATAAAATCAGCAGTCTCCTCCGGAGAGAAATGTTTAAATTCTTCAGAAATCACATACCATCTTTCTTGCGGATCTGTCGTGTAAAATGAAATAGCCTGAGGAGTCCGGGTATGAAAATCTATAAAGCCAACAACTGGCCAGTCGGTGGGAATGCTAAAATCGTCAATAATGTGAACTTCATTTCTAAAACCTGGCCAAACACGACCAACAAGATTTAACCATCCGCCCTGGATCCTAGCAATTTTCTCGCTTTCTCGCAAAGAAGATTCAAAGGATTTTATACCATCTTCTGTAAGGTATGGATTCTGTCTAATATTAACTTCGGTTACGCTGGCAAAAGAAGGTTCTGTGTTTAAAACAATCTCATCTAAAACCCAAGATTCGGAAACGGCAGTCATGGTAAGAAGAAAAATTCCATTAGAAGCAATCAAACCTCTTTTATTTGCTACATACTTTTCACGCTGAGGGGGTTCATCGGCCCATACGAAATCACCCTTCCAACCTTCATGATCCGTCGTGGCCTGTTTATTCGTTATAAGTTCCAAGGTAGACTTGGTTCCCTTAAACTCAAAGTAATATTCTATCCCAAGATTGTTTTTCTTAGGAGTATATTCACCAACGGGAAGCCAATTCTTTAACTCTGGTACAATTACTTCCGCAGCGTGTTTCTCCCAATCGGAACAAAGAATCCTTCCCCTAACCGCCCTTCTGCCAAAAATAGTCTCTTTCCTGTCCCAGGGCTGTATTCCCAAACACCAACTTCCAATAAGAACGCTCCCTAATACGGTCTTTCCTATCTGGTTCGCCCCCTGAAGCGTTATCGTCTTTTTCCCATTACGCACATATTCTAATAT